CAGAGAACGACTCTGGTGCCTCCACCATCCGGGGCTATCTCACCGCCCTGCTCGCCACGCTGTGGCGTGAAGGGGAAGGCTTCAGCGGGAAGCGCCCCTTCGGGAACAGCAGCTGGCAGTGCGACCTGTACGTCCCGATGATCCAGGCCGGGATGATCGAGGGCACCGTTGACGAGGACGGGTACCTGGATGACCTCCCGCTCAGCAGCGAGCGCAAGGCGGACGGGCTGATTCTCGCCGCGATCAATGCCCTTGGGGACAGCGATGGCTGAGCCAGATGTGCGCTGCGACTGGGAGGAAGGCTGCAACTGCGGGGAGGATACCGTGCAATGCCGTAACCCGTCGCGCTTCAAGGTAGAGCGGTCGGATCACGATCCCAGCTATCACGTGAGTGGCGATCGTGCCCCCACGGAGGCTTGCGAGAGCCATCTCGCTGACACGGTCTTCGGCCTCCTGGACGGCGATGGCAAGGTCACCGCGATAGTGACACCGAGGTGGCTCTGATGCCTGACCCCACCACAGACCCCGTAGCCGCCTACCTGGCACAGGTGCGCAAGGAGTTCGACGTGTTCGGCGAGGCATCTGCCTTGCCCCGTCTCCACGCCGCCCTTGGCGCCGTGCTGGCGCTGCACGTCAGGCAGGGCAAGCCTGTCCGTAATTACAGCAAGATGTGCCCGGAGCACGCCTGGAATCCCGCAGACCGTTCCATTGGCCGCCTTGAGGACATCCGCGACTGCCCAGACTGCGGATACACCGAGTACTACGTCTGCGCCCACTGCGAATGCCCTGACGATAAATGGCCCTGCCCCACTTACCGGGCCATCTCGGCTGAACTGCTGGGGGAGGAGAACCGGTGAGCAGGGTTTACTTTCATTCGCCGTCTGGCGAGGCTGAACTGTGGGGCGGTGAGCGTGCATGGCTCGGCTGCACCTGCACCCATATGGCCAGAGGGCTGCTTGACGTGCAGAACAACCATGAGCGCGTTCACGAGCTCGTGCCCGACAGGCCCGGCTGGGAACCGTACCCGGCATGGCCGTCACCGGATTACTTCGCCCGGTTTCAGCAATGGCGGCAGTCGGTGGAGATTTCCCTGTCCGCCAGTCTCGGTGAAGGCCGGCTCACCTGGCACGGCAAGCCGATTGACACGTTCTCCCTGGTGCTCAACACCGCCGCGCGGGCTGGCGGAAACGCGCTCAAGCTGGCTGCCCGCATCCACGGCCAGTGCGAGATTCACTGCTATGCCGAAGGCGCCGACCGGGCATGGCTGGCCGGGATCATAGATGAGGGCCTGGAAACGGGCGTGTTCCGCCGCGGCACCGGCCACGGCCGTGAAGAGTCCTGGGAGCACGTCGCGGCGTTCTTGCGCGAGCGTGACGACGAGCCTGTGGTGCTGTCGTACTCGGTGTGTGACCAGTTTCCCAGCCGCTGGGAGGCGGGATGGGAGCCACCGCCCGGCACCGACCTGCGCCCATCATGGGCCGATCCCGGCGATTGGGCCACGATGGGTGCCGAGGAGCGCGAAAAGTATCACCAGGCGGGCCGCGATGAGTGCTGGGGGGAACTTGAGACTGGCGAGCGGTGGCGCATCGCCATGGATGCCCTGCGCCGCAAAGGTGGAGGACTGCGGCTTGATCCCGCCGGCTGGGGCGATTTTTACTTTGGCCACGGCCTATCGGTGTTCGACATCCTCGCTGCTGATTTTGAGGAGCGGCTCTCAGCTGCCCTACTGGGGAAGGAGAACGGCGATGAGTGACAGCTACTACGAGGCGATGGCCGACGAAATGCGGGCCGCCGCCGATGATGCGGACTCCCGGTTCGACGGCATCTGCCCCTCCTGCGGCTACGACGAGCACTGCGGCTGCCCCATGGACATCCACACCCAGTCCCTGATGTCCTGCCCCTCCTGCGGCGGGAAATGGTGGCGGGAGTGGGGGAGCACCTCCACGAAGTGCCTGCACTGGCGGGTGTGCGGGGAGGAAGGGTCCGTGGTGGTCCGGGAACCGCTGTACGCGCCGGCGGGAGACGGAGATGCCTGAAACCCTCGGCGCGCTCCTCACCGCCGCCCGCAAGAACAAGGGCTGGTCCCTGCGCGACGCCGAGCGGGAGACAGGCATCCCGAACGCGCACATCAGCCAGATCGAGACCGGGAAGATCCGGCGCCCATCCGTGTCCATCCTGGCCGTCATGGCAGGTGCCTACGGCCTGGGCCTGCGGGAACTGTGGCCCAGCGTCGGCTATGCGGGTGCCGAGGTGTGGCGGCAGGAGCGCCGGGAGGCGCAGATCCGCGCCGGCGAGCGCCGCGAGTACGAGGACCTGCTCGGGAGCATCTGGCTGTACATCCCCTGGCGCTTTGTCACCCGCCAGCTCACCACGCCGCAGAAGGAGCTGTTCGCGGACGCGGTCGACGCTCACAGCGCACGGATCAACGAGCCGGGGATTGACCTGCCGGCAGAGCGCTGGTGGAGGGAGGAAGCCTGATGTCATGCGGCCTGCCCTGCTGGAACTGCTCCAGCCCGGTCCCGCCGGAACGCCACCGGCTGAACGCGATGGAGCGCGTCTTCTGCTCCGGTACGTGCCAGGAAAGGTTCGGGCAGTGGCTGAACGTGCCCCCGAGCGGCCTGTGCAGCGCTCACCAGCACGGCGAAGACCCGCACTGCCGTACCTGCTACCCGGAGGCTGACGGTGGCTGACACTTTCCGCGTCGGTGTCACCGGCAGCCGGGCATACGCCAGCCCGGACATCATTGAGAGTGCCCTCATCACGGCGCAAGATGACCGCCCGGCCGCGCAGATGGTCCTCGTCCACGGGCGGTGCGACCCGCGCTCACCCAGGGGCCACCGGATCGGCTGGGATGCGGCAGTACTGATGCCCGGGGCCGCGCAGATGGCCTTGCACGGCGCGGACTGGCTCGCCGACCGCATTGCCACCAGGCTCGGCTGGGAGACTGAGCCGCACCCTGCGGACTGGCGGAGCCACCCAAGGGCCGGGGGCTTCATCCGCAACGCCCAGATGGTCAGTGCGGGAGCCGGCGCCTGGCTCGCCTTCATTGACGAATGCCGTGACCCGAAGTGCCGGCGGCGCCCCCCGGAGCGGCACGGCACCCACGGGGCAAGCAACTGTGCCGAACTGGCGGAAGACGCCGGCATTCCTGTCAGGAGGTTTGAGCTGTGAGCGACCCACGCGAAGCCCTCGGCGCCCTTGTCCGCGAGGTCTGGGCCGAATGGGCCAAGGAACAGGATGATCCCAAACCTAGCTGGCTGGTGCCCTGGGAAGAGCTGGACGAGGGCCAGCGCGAGGCGGACATGCGCATCGGCGCGACCGTGAGCGCCGTTGCGGTGGCAGCCGAGCGCGAGCGCCAGCATTTTCCCCGTGACGGCGTCTACGTGCGCCCTGCCGCCTACGACGTCTCGGTCTGGCCGGAGGCTGAGGAGTGCATCGACTCGGAGACCTGGAAGGTCACGGTGGAATACCGCGGGCATGGCCTCTGGGCCGTCTGCCGTGCCGTGCGGCGCTGCCTGAACGCTGCCGGGGAGTGGGACTACGAGATGCGCCCATCGGAGCGGGACGATGAATGGCTCGCCGCCCACCGCTTCCCCCTTGACGCCGCCCTTGACCTCGCCCGCGAGCACGCCCCGCACGTGAAGATCAACGGCATGACCGCCACTGAGGTCCTCGCCCGTCACCAGGAGCGCCACCCGGAGGGCTGCGATGGCTGAAATGCCGCTGAGGCCAGAGGACTCGCTCGTGATGGCCTACGGCCAGGACTGGTACTGGGTGGGCCCGTTTGAGGACTCCATCACCGAGCTTGGCATCCGGGCCGCCGTATGGGAGGTGGCGGAGAACGACGGCGGGAACCGGGCAGACATCATGCTGGAGGAATGGGCGCAGCGCGGGTACCCGAGGATGACCGCCCCGTGACCGCAGTAACCGCCCAGCCGCGCGCCCTCGTCCCGCTTGACGCCGCCACCCAGCAGGTGCTGACCGCCATCCGCGCCGCCGGGGGCCGGCCCATGCTGGTCGGCGGGTGCGTCCGGGACGCCATCCTGCGCCCCGGGACGCCCGCCACCGACATCGACGTGGAGGTGTACGGCGTCGCCCACCTTGACATCCTCACCGCCGCACTGGCCCCCATGGCCCGCGCCGCCGAGGCGGGCAAGGCGTTCGGGGTGCTGAAGGTCCAGGCGGGGGAGACGGGGATCGACATCTCGCTGCCGCGGCGCGACTCCAAGACCGGCGCCGGGCACCGGGGCTTCGAGGTGGTGGCTGATGCCGCGCTCGGGTTCGCTGAGGCCAGCGGGCGCCGCGACTTCACCGTCAACTCGCTGATGGCCGACCCGGAAACCGGCGAGGTGACCGACCACTGGGGCGGCATAGCGGACATCAGGGCAGGCGTCCTGCGCCACACCACGGGCGCTTTCAGCGAGGACCCGCTGCGTGTCCTGCGCGCCGTCCAGCTCGCGGCCCGGTTCGGCTTCACCCTCGCCCCGGGGACCGCCGCACTGTGCCGCCGGCTCGTCTCCTCCTACAGTGAGCTGCCCACCGAGCGCGTCTGGGGTGAGATAGAAAAGATCGGCACCAGGGGCAGGCGCATCACCGCCGCACTGGACGTGCTGGCACAGACCGGGTGGGAGCAGCACTTCCCGCAGATCGCCGCGCTCCACGGCGTCCCCCAGAACCCGCGCTGGCACCCCGAAGGCGACGTCCATGTTCACTCCGGCCTCGCCGGCGACCAGGCAGCCCGGCTGGCTGACGAAGCCGGGCTCACCGGGGCTGACCGTTTCGTGATCGTCATGGCGGCACTGCTGCACGACCTCGGCAAGCCGGATCACACCTACATGAGCCCGCAAGGATGGGTCACCTCTCATGGCCATGCGGCCGGCGGCATAAAGCCGGCCAGGGCACTCCTCGCAGGCATCGGCTGCCCGCATGGCATCACCATGCGCATTCTCCCGCTGGTGGCCGAGCACATGAACTGCCTGGGGCGGCCCACGTCGCCGGCAGTGCGCAGGCTGGCACGGCGGCTCGCGCCCTCATCCCTAGCCGAGCTGGCCATCGTGGTGGGAGCGGACCGGGCTGGCCGTGGCGACCCGGACGCGCCTAACCCGGCACTGCCCTGGCTGGAGAAGGCCAGGGGCCTGCACGTGCAGGAACGGCCCGCGAAAGGGCTGCTCACCGGCGACCACCTGATCGCGGCCGGGATGATCCCGGGGCCGCCGTTCAGGCCCCTGCTCGCCGCCGCACTCGAAGCGCAGGACGCCGGGAAGTTCACCGACGAGGCCGGTGCGCTGCGCTGGCTCACCACCGTGATGGCAGGTGACAGGTGATATCCGGCACGGTCGTCCTTTCCGGCATTGTGGGGTCAACCGCATACGGGCTCGCACATGAAGGCTCCGACACTGACCGGCTCGGCATCTTCGCCGCGCCCACCGTGGCGTTCCACGGGCTGCACAGGCCAGCCGAGTCCCACGTCACCACCGCACCCGACGTGACCTATCACGAGGCATGCAAGGCCGTGCGCCTGATGCTGTCATGCAACCCGACGGTCACCGAGATCGCCTGGCTTCCGGACGGCCTGTATGAGGTGCGCACACCGCTGGGGGATGACCTGATCGCCATCCGCTCATCCCTGCTGTGCGCACGGCGGGTGAAGGACGCATTCCTCGGGTACGCAGGCGGCCAGTTCCGGCGGCTGGAGAACCGGGGTGACGGATCATTCTCCGCTGATACCCGCAAGCGCACGGCCAAGCACGCCCGTCACCTGATGCGCCTTGTCGTGCAGGGCCGCGAGCTGTACCGCACCGGCACGCTCACCGTCCGGCTTGAGAGCCCGCAGGAGTTCTTCGAGTTCGGGGAACGCGTCGCGGCGGGTGACCTCGCCATAGCGCAGGCGTTCCTGGCGCAAGCTGAAGAGGATTTCGCAGCCATCCGCACCCCGCTGCCGGAACGGCCAGATGAGGATGCTGCGGAACGCTGGCTCCTGCATGTGCGGGCACAGTTCCTGAAGGAGGAAGCCTGACCCATGCGCATTTCACATGCGCATGGCATAGCCATAATGGCACTAATATGAAGTGAGCGGAAAGAACCCCCCACAGGAAGGCCATGCCATGGCGCAGGTAGTGACCACCACCCTCACCGACGACATCGACGGCGGGGAAGCTCACGAGACAATCGCGTTCAGCTTCGCCGGCAAGAGCTACGAGATCGACCTGAGCAAGGAGAACGCGGAAACCCTCCGCGAGAACTTCGGCTTCTACGCCACCCACGCCCGCGAGACGGCCGGCGGCCACACCGCCCACCGCCGTGCCCGGCGCGACCGCGCCCAGCCCGCGAAGGTCCGCGCCTGGGCGGGGGAGCAGGGCATCGTGGTCAGCGAGCGGGGCCGCATCCCGGTGGACGTGGTCGCCCAGTACGAGGCCGCCGGCCACTGAGCGGCAGCAGGCGGCGGCGCGCCGGGGGAATAACCGTTGCCCCGGCCGCCGCTGTCCCGCTACAGTGGTATGGAACCTCACCGGAAGGCAAGTCCCGTGAAACTCTGGTCAGCCGCCAAGCGAGACGAACAGCACGCGATGCTGTCCGTGTTCTCGCCGTGCGCGTACGCCATGAGCGGCAACGGGCGGACCCCCAGGGGGGCGGCAAGCGGGTAAGGGCCAGCAAGGCCCGGAGACCAGGAGCCGCCCGCAGGGGAGAGAACCCCAGCGAGGCGGCTCTCAGTTTCATGAGGGACAACTTGATATCGGAGTAGCTCAGCCAGGCCAGAGCAGCGGTCTCCAAAACCGTGTGCCAGAGGTTCAAATCCTCTCTCCGGTGCGAGCACCACCCTGCGGGGTGAACGTGCCTGATGGTT